AATGATCTGGGACGTGGCCCGATTGTGATGTACATCGATGTCTCCGGATCGATGCACGGGGATCTTGAGCTGTGGAGTAAAGCAATCGCCATCGTGATCACCGAGCAAGCCCTAAAAGATAAGCGTGCCGTACACATCAATTTATTCGACACCCAGATTGGGGAGAGCATCGTTATCACCCCTAACGCACCTAACACTAAACAACTCATGGAGTTTGTATCAGGTTGGTCTCTCGGCGGAGGTACAAGCTTCAACTCGGTTATTAGCCACGCGGTTGAAACCGGACCGAAGATCCAAAATTCAGATGTTTTAATGCTGACAGACGGACACTCGGACGTCAGTGACACCTGGATCAAACGCTTAAATCAATTTAAACAGGAAACAGGCACACAGTTGTCCACCTTGTGTCTCGACACATCCATCCCTAGTGTGTGTCATAAGTTCAGCGATGAGGTCTACTCGGTAAACACTTCAAACAACGCTGAGTCAATCGACACCATCCAACGTTGCATCCTCTAATCATGAGTGACGTCTTTCGGGAGATCATCGACGAGTACAAAAGTAGATCTAAGCCCGAGGTACCTGAGTTGTTTCGGGATGTCGCTGCTCCAGGTGAGTTCTTTTATGACACCAAGCGACAAAGGCTTTACGTTTCGGGATACAACGAGCAAGGCGAACTAACCTGGTTCGGAGTCTAGAGATCCCGTGACTTACACAGAAGCACAAGAGTGTTTTAACACAATATGCTCTGAGTACATCCACGAATGTGGTGGTGTAGGTGAGCTACTGGTTTGGCTACGAAAAGTACTGGAGAAGGAGCTGATGGATAAAGAACCTTACGCCAACTCAACATTCGACTACGCCGGGAACATAGTCAATTATTTCTGCTTCACCCGAGAACCGGGAACAGGTTATTTTCGGATGAGTCATGATGCCACGGGGTTGGAGCACATATGGTTAGTCTCAGAGTTACTCGTAGAGCAGTATGGCGTTGACGTCGACGATCCTGATTTAATTTATGACTTGTACGAAGTTAAAGACCTGTCGGTGCGGTGCGTGAGCGAGTTCTACCAATTTAAATTCTACGCTTCACACGTCCCTTTACCTGAGGAGGATTCTGGCTCGATGTAGCAAGAATCAAGAGACTGGGCTAGTATTGGCCCTGTCATGCCCTTTCACCCTCTTTGAACATGACCTTTCAATTTCTTTTCAACGGCACCCCTCTCGAAGCAAATGAAGCTGCGGTTCTCGTAAAGAGCATCAACAGCGGGCGGACCAAACCCACTATTGAGCTGAGCGACGTCTTCGACATGTCGTCTGTCGACAGCAAAGCTCTGTTCGATATGGCAGTGGATAAAGGCTCTCATGAGCTGGCGTCTCTGGCTTGGAAGATCTCCATCGGTAAGCCTGCTCGCAAGCCCCACGCTGTGCGCCCCGGACGCCAAGCCGCTGCTCCTACCGTATGGGAAGGCCCCGAAGCTCTGATCGAAGAGCTGCATAGGAGCCAGTCATACTGGTCTATCGGCGCCGCCATGCTGATGAACTACTTCGGTACTTCTGAAGACTGGAGCACTCTCCGTAAGATCGGCATTCACTTCGTGAACACGATCGGGTCGACCAAAGGTATGCCTGACAACTCTGTGTTGTACAAGGGTTTCACTTGGAACGACGAAAAGATGGCTTTCGAGCCACTTGACTACCGGGCAGGCATTGATCGTAAGCAGACCTTCCACGTTAGTCCGATGTACCTCTCACTTCGTGAAGGTCTCGGTTGGTGTGTCCGGCACGGCCTCGTGGAGCAAAAGTCGCAGATCTCTTATGGCTCTAAAGATCAGGACCAGGACTCGGCGACCATGCGTCGCGTGTACTACAGCGTCCGTCTCACTAAGCGTGGGCACGACGTGATTAAGCTCTGGGCCGATTCCTACTCCTACATCGAAAGCTTCTTCATGAAGCGCCGCCAAGACTATTGATCTTCAGTTCAGTTTGCACCACGGCTCCGCCAAACGGCGGGGCCTTTTTTCTCTATCCCGCTTCCCATGCAGTTCCGTTACGTTCACACTGAAGAAGCTCTGACCGACGCGCTGAAGGAACTTGACGCGTTCCCCAAGCTCTGCCTGGACTGTGAGACAACGGGACTGCAGGCGACGATTGCCAAGATCCGTTTGCTGCAGCTCTGCAACGCAGCACCAGATGATGAGAACCGCATCATTTATGTTCTCGATCTGTTCAAGGTCAAGGCGGACGAGCGTCTAAAACAACTGATCGAGTCACGTGCCATGTTGTTGGCACACAACATGAACTTCGACTTCCAGTTCCTACTGTCGATTGGGATCGACTTCAAGGGAAAGATTTTCGACACTTACGTCGCTGAACGCGTGCTTCGGTCTGGCTTTAAGGAGAAGCGGATCAGCCCACAGGCGAAGAATGCTTACTTCAGCGACGTGAGCTGCAGCCTGAAGGCTGTAGCCGAGCGGCGACTCGATATCGACATCAGTAAAGAGCAGCAGAAATCTGATTGGGGTGCGGAAGAGCTGGAGTTGGAGCAGATCGAATACGCTGCTGCCGACGTCGATATCCTGCCTCGCATCGCTGCACTGCAGCTGGAAGAGCTTAAAAGCGATGAGCTGCTACCGCTTTACGGGCTTGAGTCCAAGTGCATTCGTCCCGTAGCGCTCATGTGCTACAGAGGATTTGCGGTGGATGTTGAAAAGTTAAAGAGACTGAAGGTAAGCATCGAGGCAGAGCTGAAGGAGAAAACCGAACAATTTATTGTGTCGCTGGACTCTAGACTCCCAGAAGGGATGAAGCTCCCACGGAATGCTGACGGAACGATCGCAGTCGGAAAGCGACCGAAAAAGGATTTTAATCCTGGATCAACGACGCAGATTGTCAATGCCTTTGGTGCTTGCGATATCGAGCTGCCTAGAGACCCCAAGACGGAAAAGACAACGCTCAACCAGATCGCCCTCTCTGAATTCGATAGCGACGACCCGACCCTCCGTCTTTATCGGACCAGAGCCAAGATCGAAACCAAACTTGAGCACATCAGCAAGCTCATCGATAACATCAACCCTGTAACTTTACGAATTCACTCTGGCTACAACCAGGTGGGTGCAAACTCAGGACGGTTTACGAGCAGTGGCGCACCCAAGACAAGTAAGAAAGCGAAGAAAACCGTTTTTGCTGTCAACATCCAGCAAGTTCCTAGGGGTAAAGAGTTCAGAGAGTGCTTCATCGCGAGTCCCGGTTACAAGCTTGTAATTTGCGATTGGGCTCAAATCGAGCTGCGGTTGGGTGCGGAGCTGATCAACATCCCGCAGATGCGTACGGCATTCAAGGAAGACATTGATTTACACACAATGACAGCAAGTCTTATCTATAAAAAGAATTTACCTGATGTGTCTAAAGAAGAACGACAAGACGGGAAGACTCTGAACTTCGCTTTATTATACGGAATGGGTTATAGGAAATATAAGACATATGCAGCACAGAGTGGTAAGATTATTTCTCTCTCTGAGGCGAAGGTCGCCCACGCTGCTTTCCATACGGCGTACCCACGCTTGCGCATGTGGCATCGTGAGCGTGCTGCTCTGGTGGAAGACGGTTGGGCGTACGTACGAACAGCTTGTGGGCGTCGCCGTCTATTGAGCTACGACGATGCGACGATGATGTGCTCCGCTAATACCCTGATCCAAGGCAGCGGAGCAGACATCCTGAAGATCGCCATCGCAGAACTTAACGAGCATCTAAACGAAGAAGTTCGGATGGTGGCTTGTATACACGACGAAATCGTCCTGGAAGTTAAAGAAGATCTGGCGGCTCAGTACAAAGAGGTACTAGAAACCGCAATGATCCAAGCAGCAGAAAAAGTGTTAACATCTGTTCCAGCATCAGCAGATGCGAACGTTGGTGATTCTTGGGCAGCTAAATGACTCCTTTAGTTAAGATTCAAAAGGAAGCAGATAAAGAAGTCTTCGCCGTCAAGTTAGGTGAGACGTACGTGGCGATCGTCAATGAAGACGATAACTTCTATTTTCTTCCTGAGCTGTATAAGTCTCCGTTAGTTGCGTGCAACGCCGCTCGGTCAGAAAAACGGAAAAACAGTATCCGACTAAACGTTAAGAAAAAAGTAAATGGTGTCGAATTAAAAAAACCCACTAAGATAGCGAGAGTAAAAGCCCTCTACACCGAGGAGGAGATGTCCTCGCGCCCTCACTTAAAGTTCCAAGAGGTCTGGGTGATCCTGAGCCCACGCGGGGAGTTTGTCGAAAAAGCTATCGAAGATTCAACCCTCGTTCAGTACCAGAAGGACAGGAAGAAAGCTGAGATATTTAAAACCTATGAAGACGCTTTATTTAAACTCAAGACACTTGATATGGTAGTGAAGAAAGGTCACTACCTTCGTAGATTTTTTGAAGAAGTCAAGTAAATCTTAGTAATTTACTAAGGCTCTGAAAACTTGCTACGATCATAGAAGATAGGTTTTAGTCGCGTGGCTGTACGTCGTCGTCCCTCTTACGGTTTCGATATAGCGGGATCGTCCTTCGGCGTGAGTCCAGAGGCTGGGGTATCTCGGAGTACACTCGCCCAACTATTTCCGGAGCTTGATCTAGGAGGAACGACAGCTACTACCGGCACAGCAGCGGAGGAAGTAGAAAAACCTGATGAAGAGACTCCTACCGCCACGCCGGGAGTGGCTGGGCTTACTCCGGTTGAAGACGATACTATCCCAGGTTCCGAACTTCAAAAATACAATCTGTCTGGTCGACTGACTTACGCCGCTCCATTTAATCTTCAAGTCGGAGCTACTGGACCTCAGGGAAGAGGTAGTCGCCTCGGTTACTCAGGTGCGGTAGCAAAAGAAGAACCCGCTTCGACAGCAGGATTAAGTCAGTCAGCTTCGTCGGTAGCTATGCCTCAGTTTGATTACTCACCTTTCGAAAGCCTTTTAGCTAAAGGTGAAAGTATTTTGAGTAGCATCCAAAACGCAGCTCAATCCATGGGTACTCCGCAAGCAGGTGCACAACAACAAGAAGAAGTAGGAGGCGCACCTGATACGACTACCCCGAGTGCTCAGCCAACAGGTGCAGGAGCGACACCTACTTGGTCCAGAAGACCTAGTAACCTTGACACAACTGTCAGACAAGCATCTAGCGGGTTAGTTCCTTCCACGACTGAACGTGGCACATATGTAGCTCCGACGTCTGCTTCCGCACCTGCAGCTGCACAAAATGTTGCAAGTGTGGTGGAACAACGAATCTCTTCCGGTTCTGGTCAAGGCGCTAGGGGTGCTGCTGCTGCAGCGGGAGACCCCAACAAAATGGGAGCTACCGCAGCTGCGGCTCTAATTTCCACGGGGGGTGTGGATTCGGCTCGAGCTGCCATAAGACAGGCAGATAAAGGAAACATTGAGCTAAGTAACAAGGCTCGGGAAGCCCTGGAACGGGCCATCAGGAGAGCTAGATAGAACAGGTGAATCAGTACTCAATTGAACTTGAACGCAACAACAAAAAGTTAACCCTCGCAGTCCAGTCAAATGATACAGCTCATGTCCAAGCTCAAGCTGTGGATATCTGTAGAGCTGTAGACGCTAGGCAATACCTAATAAGCTACGAACACATCGATGAGTCGCCGTTGGCTAAGTTATTTCGTGACTTAGCCTTCAATAACTTCGACTACAAAGAGTGCTTCGAATGGGAGGGTTCGTTCTGCAACAAGCAGCCTTGTTTCTACGTATTCGGAAAACGAATATACGTCCGTTATTCGATTCTTCAATATCTAGATATCCCTAAGGACAACTACTACCCAAAGCCACGCTGCGGCAACCCAAACTGCATCAATCCGCTGCACTTCGATTACAAAACGGCGAAGCATTCCAAGCTATCGCCAGGTGATATCGAAATCCTTAAGGCACAGCGACGGGAGGGAGCGAGCGTAAATCAAATCGCTAAAATCTTAAATGTACACAGAGCAACAATTTACAGGCATTTACAAGAAGTAGCTTGATTTAATCGCCAAACCCCTCCGGCGCTGGTACCATAGTGCGGTTCGACTGCGGTCGGACACTCAAACCAAACCGGAACCATGAACGTTTTTATCCTCGGCCTCAGGGTCACAGCGACCGCCGCTGAAGATGAAGGAACTGTAAATGTACTTGCAGAGTCCCTGCCATCCAACGAGAAGCGGGTCGCTACGAAAGTTCAGCTCCTTCAAAAAGCTGATCACTACGTAGGCAAGCTCCTAAGCAAATTCGAGGAGGGGCAGACGGTCTTGGCTGTTGGTCCCACGCGGCCAACGCCCGACGGTGTTCTGCAGATGCAGCCTATGCTCGTGGTAACTGAAGAGAACTTCCAAGATTTGCTTGCGATCAATCTCTTCGTCGCAACTGGTGGCCTCGGTCCCAAAGCTGACGAAATTGAGATTGGTGATAACACCGTCACCAATCGTTCTCTTGCGTGGCAAACCGAAGATCAAGAAACCGCATGGTTTAAGTTGGCGGGCTGGGGTGAGCTGTCTGCTCAACTCGCTGAACTTGCTCCTGGTACTCCCACGATCGCTGTTGGCAAAGTTTCAACCTCTGAAAAGGACGACAAGTCCTACCTCAACTACAATCTGGATAAGGTTCTTTACCTGCCCAAAACGTCACGTAAAGCACCTACTAAGGCTGCCGATCCTGAAAAAGGTAAAGTAGCCGCTGCTGCTCTCGGTTCGATCGACTTCTCTCTCTGATTTCTGCTGACCATGTTTATCGCTGGCGACTTTTCGGAATCCGAAATCCTCTGCAACATTCCGCCTCACACTCTGCGTATTGATCTTCAGGCTCGTCGTTGGAAATCTGACGTTGATCCCGACAACGCAATCGTAGACCGCAACGACAACGGTATTCCGATCGAGTTCATTCTCATCGGTTTCACTCCATACTTCGGCAACCTTGGTATGCGGAACCAGGAAGAGTTCCTGCGTATCGCTTACATCGGTGTGTCTCCCAACCACCGGCTACTGCCACCACGGTGCGTAACCACTTCGATGATCTCTGGCAAATCCAGTCAGAAGAATTTCATCGCTTACTTCCAAACCCTGTACAACAACAGAATCAACTGCGCTTCGGTCATCACCTCGACCAAATTCGTGACTCGTTCCTTTAACGAGCGGGATCCGATGACGGGTGCTGACGGTGCCAAGATCAACTTCAACTGTCTCGACTTCAGTGATCGCCCTGCTCAGAACGAGGAGGAAGAAAAGCTAATGAAGGACGTTGCTGCGTGGCTTGGCAGTGACGGTACAAAACATGCAGCCAATGCGCTCAAGAGCAGCATCCCGGGTGCTGATCTGAT